GCTTCATTGAAGGCTTTAACTTCCTCTGCTGGTTTATTCTTATTAGCCCAAGTAGCTACCTCTTTAAACTTCTCTGCTCCACCTCCTAAAGGTTCTAATACAGACTCTAGTTGCTTATTAGCTTTGTATTCTTTGAACTCTTTTTGTTCACTATACTCACTAACAGCTCCATCAACTGCTTCTTTATTATACCCTTTATCTGCTAGGTCTTTGTAATCAGCTTCAGTTAGTTTACCTTGGTCCTCAAACTTCTGCATATACTCTTTAACTGTGTCTTCTTCTGGTGAGGCCTTAGTCTCCTCTACTTCCGTAGCTGGAGCTTCCTCTTGAGATATTTCATCACCTCCTTTAGATTGTAGTTTCTCAAGTTCTTGATAAGACTTGATAACATCCTCAATAGACTTTCCTTCAAACTTCTCAGGAACTTCAAACTTAGTTGTATCACTTGGTAGTACTGCTTCTTCTGGTTCTGTTCCTTCCACAATAGCTGTAGCTTCTTCACCTGTTAATACTGCTGACTCTGTGGGCGCAGTACCTTCTTCTGTCTGACTCATATTCTCTCTCCTCCTTTATTAGCCTTTAGGGCCAGTATACTTATTAAATTCATCCCAACTCTTAAATTGGTATCTATACTTCTTCTCTGTCTCTACCTTGACTTCTTCTTCTGGTACTTCTTTCTTCTTAACTGCCATATTACTGTGCTCCTTGTTTTGCTTCATTTACTGCCATCTGTCCTTGAACTTCTTGCTGTTGTTGTTGTTGTAGAGCTGCTTGTTGTGCTTGCTGCTCTTGTTGTATCTGCTCTGGTGACTTAACTATTTCCTCAGGGTCCATACCAAGACTAGTAGCTACTTGTGATAAGTAAGCAGGTACATTTAAGTACTGTGCTACTACCTCAGGCCCTAGTTGTGCAATAGATTGTAGCATAGTATTAAGGTTATTGTAATCCTTCTCTCTACTAATAGCTGATACACCTGTTGTAATACTAGGTACAGCTATCTTAAGAACTTTAGGTTGCATCTCTTGTAGAATAAGTCTAATAAGAGGAGTCTGAAACTCAGCAGATAATACACTAAATACACCACCTAAGGTAGACTCTAGTTCTGCTGCTGTAGCTCTAACTTCTGTTGCAGTTGTTCTCTCTGAATCTCTAATCTGACCTGACATATTCATAAAGGCTCTAGATATTCTCTGTTCTAGTTGCCCCATAAGTTGTAGTGGTACTTGTAGGTCAGCACCCTTATTTACTTGTAGTACAGATACCTCTCTCTCAAGGTCTCCTAATACAAACTCACCATTGTAGGCATTGTTTAAATCCTCTACTTTAAGTGTACTACCTGGTTTCAATCCAAATAGATGCATAGCTGCAATACCACCACCTTCTACAATAGTCTGAGTCAATCCTTCAAGGCTTCTTAAGTCCCCTAAGTATTGTTCTACTAAACCTCTACCATATGATTCATTATTAACAGCAGTCCATCTAAGTACTATGTATGGTAATGTATCTTCCTTGTAATGTTTAGTGGTACCATCAATAATAATACCTTTAATCTCTTGCCATACTGTATAAGCATCTGGACCTTCTCTTACTATCATAGTGTACACAGTAAGCTCTTGTTTCTCAGTTGAACCTTGCACCTCTACTGAGTCTTGAGAGGCCTCTGAGACCTGCTCTAGTACCTTAGGAGGTAGGGTTGTTCTATCCATTCTCTCTTCAATACAAGATGATACTACCTTACCTACATAATCTCTTTGTACTACATATTGGTAAGGGTTAAATACTTTGAAGCTACCATTAGGTATTTTATACATCATAGTATTACCTGTAATAATAAGTAACTTAATAGCTTCATACACTGCTACTCTCATAGACTTCTGATTAATATATTCTACTACATCCTGCTCTACCTGTGATAGGTCTGAATCAAGTTGCTCCATCTGCTTATCATTTAGTTCTGCTGTCTTCTCTCTATCAGGTAGTAATCTAAAGAATACACCAGTAGGAGGGAGTAATGCTAATAAGAGTTTACTAGCTAAAGTATTAACTCCTGATGCCCCTACACTATTGAAAGGAGTAGGTAGTATAGCACTCTCATCTTGGTCTTCTACTGGGAATACATATGGTAGAGTTAGTTGTGAGCCATCTCTCCATTGTTGTTCTGACCCACTCCTCTCTGTCTTGTGATTCTTATAGAAAGATTCTGCTGTGCCATACTTAGTATGCAATTCATTTGTCTTCTTGTCTTGACTCATTAGTTATATCCTCCTTTAAATCTGTACCCCACCTTCTGCTACTGTTGTAGGAGTTTGTAGTGGTATCTGTAAGCCTCTTGTGCCTAGTTTCTTCTTGTCTACTGTCTTACTAAGAGTCTTAGTCTCATCAAATGTCTTAGCCCCTGCTCCTGCTACCTCATTACCTGTATCTGTTTCAGTCTCAGTAGGTGGTGGGGTTGCTGTCTCATCTCCACCTTCTGGTGTACTCCCCATTAGTGTTGAGAATGCCCCTAATGTTACTAAATCTGCTGTACCTTCAAATACTGACTTTATTGCTCCACCCATATTACTTAACCTCCTTTATGTCTTCTTCAACTTTAAGTTTAATCTTAAGTTGCTCTATTATTAATCTCTGCCCTGCTAATACACCATACTCAAACTCTGTTAGTTTAGTAGTAGGTATCTTGTCTGGACAGAATCCTTCTAAGAAGTTAAGTATATACTCATTACTCATCCTCTATCTTCTCTTGTACTAGTGTACTCTCATCTACTATAGGCATAATTCTCTCTTCAAATAATACTGAAGGAGGTACTGTGTCCTCTTCTAGTTTCCCTTGTTCTTTAGCTGTGATATAACTACCTACAATATTAAGTAAGAATGGTATATCTACCTTCTCTTCTGTAAGTTGTTCTGCTCCTTGTAGGGAATGGAATGCTGTTGTTAGTAAGTCTTCTAGTGTTTGTCCTCTTGTCTTCATCTTTATCTCTCCTTTATATCCCCCTCCTAAGGTCGGGGGTAAACACAAAGAGTCCCAAGCTGTATACTACACTATACTAATTCACTAACTGAACTAACTGCTACTCTAATGGTACTATATAGTGTATACTTAGGGGGGCCCCCTGTTTAAGTTGTAGCTTTCCTACATTGAGTATATTCTTACACTCACATTTAGGCTATTTCTCCCTAACATTTTCCCAAGAACCTGTCAAGGCTCCCTTAGTATATTCGGTCACTTTTCCCTCGAAAAAGTTAGTAAGAGTACTACCTGTTAACTCCTCCATAAAGTTGAAAGGATTAGTCTTAATCTCATAGTTAGCCTTGAAGCCAATCAGCTTAAGTCTTTGGTCAGCTATGTATCTAATATACTCTTTGACCTCTTCATTATCCATATGAGGTGGGTTAAGTGTATCTACTAAGTCACACTCTTTCTGTACTAATTCTCTAGTAGCCTTGTATATTCTCTTCTTAATTACATCATCAAAGTACTCTACATTCTCTGATACAAAGGTTCTGAATAGCCAAGAGTTAGATTGTACATGTTGTTCCTCATCCTTGATAGACCACTCTACAATAGTACCTAATCCTTTATACTTATTAATAGTCTGATACTTAAGTAACATAGCAAACTGAGCAAAGAGACTTACACCTTCAGTAAGAGTAGCATACACAGCTAACATATACATAATGTCTTGTATATATTGCTTCTCTGTGAACTCTTCATAGTCCTCTAGCTTCTTAACTTGAGAATCTACTACAAAGTCTAGCTTACTTTTCATCTGGTCATCCTCTAAGTACTCAGAGTAGAACTCATCAGGGAACCCTAGTGTCTCAGTGAATAGAGAGTAAGCTGCAATATGTGTATTCTCTCTATCTGCATTACCTCTAAGCATCATAGATACCTCAGTAGGTTTAAAGATTCTTAGTAGTACATCATACCCATGACCTACCTCAATATCATTCTGTGTAAAGAGTCTCATTACTTGTGTAATAAACTCCTTCTCCTGTTTGTCTGCCTTGTTAAAGTTAGCAACATCATCAGCTAACGGGACCTCATCATAGTGCCACACCATCTTATCATGTATGTCCCAATGCTCGAATGCCTCTGGATATTTCATTGGCTTGAACACTCTTGGGCTATTTAATAAACTCATTCTTCTCTCTCCTTTATGCACACCCTATACAAGTGTCCTCTTCTAATTTAATTTCAGCTCTAGCTGTATCCCCAATGTTAGCTCTATTCATAGCCTGACTTCTAGTATAGTATAGACTCTTAAGGCCTGCCTTCCAAGCTGCCATATGAAGGTCATACAAGAGCTGTACGTCAATGTCTGGTCTTAGGAATAGGTTAGTACTAATACCTTGTGTAATGTACTTCTGCATCACTCCTACATTCTTAATGACATATCTCTGGTCAATCTCATAGGCTGTTTTAAATAGCCACTTATCTTCCCCACTCATCCAATCTAGATGTTGTACACTCCCTTGGTTCTTAGTGATAGATTTCCATTGTGACTTCATCCATTCCATCTGATAGATAGCATTACCTGGACTAGTCTTACTAATAATATAATCATACATCACCTTATCTAGGAACTTGTTCTTAATAGTATAGCTACCAATATTAGTCTTAGCTGTGTAGATGTTACTAACTCTAGGGTCAATACCTGGAGATGATAGGTTACATAGTGTACTAATACTAGCAGTAGGAGCAATAGAAGTTACATTAACATTTCTCTTGTTCATACTAGTAGGGGCCTTACCCTTCTGTACTGCTAGTAGGTAGTTACTTTCCTCTAACCCTTTATGGATATGAGAGAATACTTTCTTAGTTAAGTAGGTAGCACTTAGAGAGTCCATAGGAACCCCCTGAGACTGTAAGTAGCTGTGATACCCCATTGTTCCAATTCCAATACTTCTCTCTTCCAAGGCACCTTTACGGGCCTTCTGGAACCCTTCCTTACCTTCTGTTAATCTAATGAACTCACTCAATAC